TGTACAACTTGCGACACTAAACTGGGTAGATTGGTTCAATAAAAAGCGTGTACACAGTGCACTGGGTTATGTGTCGCCTTTTGAGTTTGAAGCAATGTACTATGATAAGATTAACCCGTTAGGTCAGGTGGCTTAACTTAAATAAAAAAGTCTCCGACAAACCCGGTACGGTTCAGATCTTTCTTCAGCATTATTAAAAGTAGTTAGTAATACAAACATAAGTAAGCTTACTATTAATGATGGTGAATATTTTATTAACAAAGAAGTTATTATTCCTAGAAGTCTAGATTTAGATTTCTCTGAAAATGCAAAAATAATTTGTGGTCCATTTGGAAAAATTAAATATCAAGGTAGTAGTGAACTAATTGGAAATTTATCTGCACCATTAAAAAAAGGTGACAATTTAATCACTATTAACCATGACGGAAAAATAAAGGAAGGAGACTTAATTTGTATTACTGATCTTAATCAAGGGTCATATAATCCAACTAGATCTTATTATCAAAAGGGGGAAATGGCTTTAGTATCGAATGTAATCGGGAATAATATCTATTTGTACGGTCGACTCTATGATGAGTATGATACTAACAACGTCCAATTATTTAAAATAGATCCAATTTCTACAAAAATTTCTAATGGAAAAATAATAGCTGATCTAAATAGTGGCGATAGTGGTCTATTTATTGAGTATGGAACAAATATTAAGCTTTTTGGACTGAACTCTTGGGGAGGGGAAGGTCAAAATGTAAAATTATCAAAATGCTATAATGTTAATATCTTTGCTGGTGTTAATTTACTAAACACTCCAAATGTTGTCGTAGCTACGCAATATGGTATTGTAATTTCTAATTGCCAAAAAGTTTTATTCACTGGTGGTCTGTTCGGTGCAACTCGACATTCTATTGCGATCGGCGGTAACTCTGGTTTATGCAATATTGTTAACCGAGACATCAAAATATCTCACGCAACGTTACTTAGAAATGGACGTTATGATGCTTATGCTGGTGATATGCATGGAAATGTTGAAGATGTTCATTACGATAACTGTGTTTTGGATGCGGTTGGTTTTTCGGGTAAAAATGTTTCTGTAAAAAATAGTACAATTTATGGTGTACGTACACCTCATGAAATTGCAGAAACACCAGCAACAAAATCCGGATATGCAACTTATTGTAACAGTATGCTCGGCGGATATTATCTACTTGATAATTGTGACCTTATTGTAGAAGGGGATGGAAGTTCTCATGGTTTTATTTATTTTCATATTTCTCACAACCCTAAAGAAGATGTAAATATTATAATCAATGATGTAAGAATTCATTCTAGAACATCTAAACCTGTTGAAACGCTAATTAGACTCGCAATTACTGTTGGTGTGGAAACAACTAAGAAATTTAATATCTTTGTCGATGGTCTCAAAACATTTGGCATTCCTTCCGTGAATTCTATTATTTGGGCTGGTTCTACCACATCATCCCATGAGTTTGTTACAGAATGCGATAGAATCCAAATTGATAATATTTCTGTACCAACTCAAAACCCTGTAACTTTATTTAGAAGCTTTCGCTTTTCTACTGAGAATACTAAATTCAAGTTACCATCACTTGATGGTAGATTAAAAATTTCCGCTGAAACAGCTGCTCAAAGAAAAGAAGCATCTGTTATTTTACCGTTTATTTACCCTAAAGTTCCTAATGTTCTTTTATCTTGCAGCCCTGTGGGTAATCAAACGTGGGACGAGACATTTGGAAATGTTGATCCTTATGTTCATAGAAAAGCTGCATCAAGTTTAAGACTTGGCATTAAGACAAATGATTTGTCATTACCACTTAACAAGCTGTTTGATATCGATTATACAGTTAGCATGTCAGATTTTTAACAATTGTAAAACCCACTTAATACAAGCCCATGCACTTGGGCTTTATTCAGACCCATGCAAGCCTGTTTACTGAAATAAAACCTCAATAAACAGGCTTTTTTTATGGCAGATTCATACCACCACGGACTGCGTGTCGTTGAAATCAACGAAGGTACACGTCCGATCCGAACCATTGCCACTGCTGTTCAAGGACTCATTGCCACTGCAGAAGATGCAGATGCAACCGTTTTCCCATTGAATACGGCAGTGCTCATTACCAACACCCAAGCTGCAGTTGCAAAAGCCGGTACCAACGGCACACTAAAAACAGCACTGCAAGCGATGGCCAACCAAGCCAATTCAATCTGCGTTGTGGTACGTGTTGCAGCTGCTGAAGATGAAGCAGCACAAACAGCAAACGTCATTGGTACCGTAGATGCTACTGGTAAATATACCGGTGCAAAAGCATTGCTATTAGCGAAAGCAAAACTAGGCGTACAGCCACGCATCATTGGTGCACCAGGTTTAGATACTCAAGCTGTTGCCACTGAACTTGCAACCATTGCAAAAAAACTTCGTGCCTTTGCCTATGTCTATGCTTGGGGATGCAAAACCAAAGAAGAAGTCGTTGCCTATCGTGATGCATTCGCAGCGCGTGAACTCATGGTGATTTGGCCAAACTTCGTGGCATTCAATGTCGACACAGCACAAACCGAAACTGTACCTGCAGTTGCAGTGGCGATGGGCTTACGTGCCAAGATCGACAACGAAATTGGTTGGCATAAAACCTTATCAAACGTTGCAGTCAACGGTGTTACCGGTATCGATGCTGATGTGACTTGGGACCTTCAAGACCCTGCAACCGATGCTGGCTATCTCAACAGCAACGAAATCACCACACTGATTCAGCATGACGGCTTCCGTTTTTGGGGCTCACGTACCTGTTCAGACGATCCACTCTTTGCTTTTGAAAACTACACACGTACAGCACAGATCATGGCTGACACGATTGCAGAAGCACACATGTGGGCCATTGATAAACCAATGCACGGTTCACTGGTCAACGACATGTTGGAAGGCATCAAAGCCAAACAACGTGAATGGACACGCCTAGGCTATCTGATTGGTGGCGATGCTTGGTATGACCCAGAGCTAAACTCAAAAGACACGCTCAAAGCCGGCAAATTGTATATCGACTATGACTATACCCCTGTGCCACCGCTTGAAGACCTTACCTTCCGTCAGCGTATTACAGACAGCTATTTGGCTGACTTCGCTTCAACGATCACTGCATAGGAGTTGATGCATGAGCCTTCCTCGTAAACTCAAAAATATGAACCTATTTAACGAAGGTGAAAGTTACTTAGGTGAAATTAAAACGGTCGGATTGCCAAAGCTCACACGCAAGATGGAAGACTATCGCGGTGGTGGTATGAATGCACCAATCAAAGTGGACATGGGCATGGGCGATGATGGCCTAGTGCTTGAATCCACTTTTGGTGGCTTAGACCTGCTCACATTGCGTCAGTTCGGTATGGAAAAAGTCGACGGTGTGTATATGCGTTTCGCTGGTGCTTATCAACGTGATGACACAGGTGAAGTCGATGCAGTGGAAGTGGTGGTTCGTGGTCGCCATGAAGAAATTGATGGCGGTGACTCTGAACCAGGTGAAGACACTGAACATAAAGTCGTGACCAACTGTGCTTATTACAAACTCACAGTCAACGGCAAAGTTGAAATCGAAATTGACGTGCTTGGCTTCAAAGAAGTTGTAGATGGCAAAGACCGTCTCGCAGCACAACGTAAAGCAATCGGATTATAAGTTTTCCTGCCCTTGCATGGATTCGTTCTGTGCAAGGTTTTTTTGATTCAAATCTCTTTTAGGAATGCAACATGAATACTCAAGATCAAGAATTAAATACGCAACTGATTCAAAACCCGAACCAAGAAACTGTTCAGCTTGAGCAACCAATTCAATTTGGTGGCAATACAATTACTGAAATCACCATCCGTAAACCAAATGTCAAAGCATTAAGCGGTGTCAGTTTACAAGCCATCTATCAGCACGATGTAAACGCATTAATCAAAGTTTTACCACGTGTCACCACGCCTGCATTAACACCACAGCAAGTGCTTGAACTAGATCCAGTGGACTTCGCACAACTTGGAGGTCACTTGGTCACTTTTTTGTACCCGAAGGATCTGCAGAAAGCGATCAAAGAGGATCAGCAATAAAACTGGTCGATGACGTAGATGAAGCGATTGCCAACATTGCTTGCATCTTTCATTGGCCACCGAGCGCATACGATGACATGGACATTATTGAATTAAGTAAATGGCATCACCATGCGCTGAAGCGTCACCAAACCACTGTATAAAAGAGTCCACCAATGTCAAAACTAAAATTAGAAGTCCTATTTGGAGCAGTTGATAAACTCACAGGACCAATGAAAACCATCGTTGGTGGCTCTAAAACAATGGCTGACGCGCTCAAAAAAACCAATGGTGAGCTCAAGGACCTTGAAGCACAACAGCGCAAAATCTCAGGTTTCCGTCAGCTCACCGCACAATCTGAAAAGACTGCTCAGGCATTGGCCAAAAACAAACAAACCATTTCTGAATTAAAAGCAGCACTCAAGATCAATCCTGAAGTTCAGGAAAATGTCACAGCATTGGCTCGTGCTGAAGCCGCACATAAACGCCTGATGGGTGTGCAGAAAAGCCAACGTACAGAATTGACTGGTATGGCTCAGGAATTCAACAAAGCTGGCATTCAGATGGATCGATTGAATGATGAAGAATCAGATCTAAAAAATAAGATTCATCTGACTACCATGGAGCTAAACAAACAAAAAGAATCCTTAGGCAAACATACAGAAGCCCAAAAGAAATACGAAAAGATGCAAGAACGCATGGGCAAAGCCAATGATATGGCTAAAAAGGGACTCATGATTGCAGGTGCTGGTGCAGCTGCTTTAGCAGTACCAGTTAAAATTGCCATCGATTATGAATCAGCCATGGCAGACGTGGCCAAGGTCGTGGATGGCCTGAAAGATGAAGCCGGCAAAATCACACCGGCTTATACAGCCATGTCCAATCAAATTCTTGAAATGACCACACGCCTTCCAATGGCGGCCAAAGATATTGCAGCCATTGTTGCCGCTGGCGCTCAGTCAGGTATTGCCAAGAATGAACTTATTGGCTTCGCTGAATCTGCAGTAAAAATGGGTGTGGCATTTGACATCACTGCAGATCAGGCAGGTCAAAGCATGGCAGAAATGCGTGCAGCATTCAAAATGACCCAGCCACAGGTCATTGCCTTAGCCGACCAGATCAACTATCTCGGCAATACATCACCAAATAAAGCTGACAAGATTATGGAAGTGGTGCAGCGTATTGGTGCTCTGGGTGAAGTCGGTGGTTTTGCTTCCAGCAGTATTGCTGCCATGGCTGCATCTCTGACTTCCGTTGAACCTGATGTTGCAGCCACTGGTATTAAGAATATTATTCTGGCAATGACCAAAGGCGAATCAGCAACCAAAGGACAAGTCGAAGCCTTTGAAAAACTAAAACTGAAATCTACTGATGTTGCTAAGAACATGCAAAAGGATGCTGAAGGTACCATTGCAACGGTACTGAAAGCCATCCAGAAACTACCAAAAGAAGAACAGGTGGCTGTAACCAATAGCCTGTTTGGATCTGAAGCACTACCAGTAGTCATGCAGTATTCACAAGGTCTGGATACACTGACCAAGAATCTGAATGCTGTATCAAGTGCATCAGTCTACGCTGGATCAATGGAAGCAGAATATGCAGCACGCGCTGCAACTACAGCCAATAATATTCAATTGGCCAAGAACCAGATGGCGGCCTTAGGCATCACCATCGGCAATGTTTTATTGCCTGGTGTCAATTCCATGATTGGCAGTTTCAATGGTGTTATGAGCTCAGTTCAAAAATGGGCACAAGCGAATCCTGGTCTAGCATCAGGTTTAGTCAAAGTTGCCATTGGAGCCATTGCCATTGTTGGTGGATTATCTGCCCTATCAATTGGCTTAATCACAATCTTTGGACCAATGATGATGGTTGGTCGTGCATTTGGTGCAGTTGCTTTGGCTGCCAAAGGTATGAGCATGGCGTTACTGACCAACCCAATTACATGGATTGTCCTTGCCATTGCTGGTGCTGCCCTGCTGATCTATAAGAATTGGGCCCCGATCTCAGCATTCTTTGTCGGCATTTGGAACACCATCAAGACGGCATTCAATGGTGGTATCACCGGAATTTCAGCACTGATCATCAATTGGAGTCCAATCGGACTGTTCTATTCAGCATTTGCAAAAGTACTGTCATGGTTCGGTGTGGATCTTCCAGCGAAGTTTACCGGCTTTGGTGCCATGATTTTAGAAGGGCTCAAGAACGGTATTTTATCCAAAGTAAATGCCGTAAAAGATGCTATCACAGGTGCTGTCAGTGGCGTGATTGATAAAGCCAAGGGCATTCTAGGCATTCATTCACCCTCACGTGTCTTCATGGGCATTGGTGGCTACACCATGCAAGGTATGGCCAACGGTATTGCCAATGCCAATGGATTACCGATTGCAGCAACATCCACCGCCACACAAGGTGTGGTCAACACTGCTGCCCAAACTAAGCCAGTCAAACCCATCAATGTTGGTCGCAATAACCCACGTTCATATATCAGCCAAGACACGATTGAAGTGCATATTCATGTCAAAGATGGATCTGTAGTCAAAGGAACGGCTGAAGCAATGCGTCAGGAACTCCAGCGAGTGGCTGAAGAACAGCAGATGAAAAAACGTAAATTTTTAACAGACACGGAGTAAAGACACATGATGATGGCTCTAGGCTTGTTTGTCTTCTCATTACGAACAGCGTCATATCAAGAACTGCAACGTGTCACCAATTGGCGACATCCTTCCAATAGCCGTGTCGGAGACTCCCCTGCTTATCAATTTATTGGTAAAGGTGAAGATGTCATTACACTTAAAGGCGTGATTTACCACGAACTGACAGGAAGTCGCGTCACATTAGACATGCTCAGACAAATGGGCGATACAGGCAAGGCATATACCTTAATTGAAGGCACAGGCAAAATTTATGGCTTAGTCATCATCAATGATTTAGATGAAACCAAAACCTATTTCTTTAAAGATGGTGCAGCACGTAAAACTGAATTCACTTTAAAACTGACCATTGTACGCGATTGGCAACCGACCTTATTAGGCACCCTGATCGGCATGGGTGTTGGCGCACTGAATAGGATTCTATAATGCTGAATAAAGTCATGAACGTCGTTGGTACGGCATTAAATTCTGTTGAAAAAATGACGGAATATCCTTACCCCATTTTTCGTGTTGAAGTCGATGGTGTCGATATCTCATCCCTTATGGCTTCACGTTTAATGTCTTTGAGCATCAAAGACAATCGTGGGCTTGTGGTGGATTCAGTGGACATCGAATTGAATGATGCAGATGGCATGCTCAGTATTCCACCCAAAGGTGCCATCATTCAGGTCTGGCTAGGTTGGTCCAATACCGGTTTATTCGACAAAGGCAAATACAAAGTCGATTCCACATCCCATCGTGGCGCACCAGATGTGCTCAGTATTTCTGCCATGGCCAATGACGTGTCAGAAGGTTTAAAACAAAAGCGTGAACGCAGCTGGAGCGACAAAACCATTCAAGAAATATTTGAAAAGGTTGGTGCTGAATATGAACTTAAAGTCATTGTTCATGAAAAATTCGCAACAAAACAAATTAAATACATTGCTCAAAATGAATCTGATGCAAATCTCATCACACGTATTGCCGATGAAAATGACGCAATAGCCACTGTAAAGAATGGACATTTGATTTTATTACCACGTGGTGCAAGTACAACAGTTTCAGGTTTAGCCTTACCACGTGTGCAAATCACCAGAAATAAGGGCGATCAGCACAACTACACCAATGGCACAGGTACGGACAATATCACAGGTGTCAAAGCCTACTACTACACCGAAAACAAAGCCAAAAAATTGCATGTCGTAGTCGGTGACAGTGAAGACAACATGAAAGAGATCCGCTATGTGCATCGGGATAAAACCACCGCTGAACTGGCAGCCAGTGCGGAATACAATCGCTGTAAACGTACTGCCCAAAAACTGACATATACCTTGGCTTTTGGCGATCCAACCTTAATCCCTGAACAGGAATTTGAATTTATTGGCTTAAAACCTGAAATTGATGACATTATCTGGTTAGGGACAAACGTTACCCATTCACTCAATGACAATGGCTTCACCACCTCAGTTGAATTGGAAGTACAGCTTCCAGATGCCGATGATGTATCGACCCTGTTTGAAGGCAAAGAAGAAAAGACTGAAGAAGAAAAAGAAAAGTCCAAAACCAAAAAGCGCACTGGTAAAAATTATGCAGATTATACCGGTGTCATTGCCTATTACAGCGAAGGTGGCAAGTCAGTCAAAATCACCTCAGGTGATCAAAGCAAGCCATTAAAGTTGACTCACGTCTACAAATCGAAAAAGACCGC